AGATGATCCTCCGGCAGTGTCTTTTGATCCAGACCCACCAGCGCCCCAGACTTCGGCCATGACCATGTGCGTCCGCGTGTTAAATGTATGCGTTGCATTAGCAGAATGAATTGTCTGGATGATATTGGTCAATAAGAACTGACCACCAAAAGTAACAGATTTCATCAGATCGTCTCCGAAGCATCCGAACGCAGTACTTTGCCGCCAATTGCAATAACACCAGCAGTCCCAGCAAAGCACCGGATGATTTGTGCATTTTGCAGAACCAAATTTTTGCAAATTTGAAATTGTCCACTGTCCGCCGGGATGGTTACAACAACGTTTGTCGTCGCTGTTGCATCTCCAAACTCTATTTCCAGTGCTACTGCCGCAGTATGGTTATTCACTGCGTAAATTATCGGTTCATCTAATTGCGTCGTGCCCGTAACCGCAGTATGAATCACTGTACCCGGAGTTCCCGTTGCAGTAACCTGGATCAGTTTGCCGTCTGTGCTGCCGCTTAATTTTCCAATTTTAGACATATCTATTACCTAAACATTTCTGCTGTGTATGGGTTATAAGTAGTTGCTGCAACATGCTGCCCAAGCAACAAGAACTGTGTTCCATCAAAATAGATTACAATAGGATTGTAAGGCAATACAGCATTTGCTGCCGGATCTGTTAGTGCCCCAGTGCCATCGTCATTCTTCAAACTTACTGCGGGCAAAGTACCTACCTGGACTGTTATTGGCCCTCCTGTACTTGCTGCAGCAGGCTTAACTAACCACCACATATCTGCAGTAAGCACATCCGTACCGAGCACAGGTGCAGGAGTAGGTGTGAATGCAATTGCATCTACAACTCCGACATCAAGTTCTGCATGTCTAATAGAACTGTTAGAGGCCCATCGCGGTACAGTAATCTCATCCACAAGAGACACAAGATCACTTGTTGCAGAGTCCCCTGAAAAAGGGATAACACTACCATTGATTTTAGTAATATTAACGGATGTGTTATTCCGGGTTTGTGCTACAGTTCCTTGCCCAAACAGGAGGTCTTCTGTACCTCCAAGGGCCTTTTCAATAACATCAACCATCAGACTCCACCTATATATGCTGAATTGTATTGCGTATTGTGCCCAGTATAATCCAAACTGGCCTCTTTAACTGCACCCCTCAATCCTGCTGTAAACAACTTCAATTCATCCAGACCTAACTGCCTGTTAAGCGTATCCTTATCATTCCGTAACGCCATTCCTGTTACATAAAACTTGAGCGTATCATCAAATATATCTTCAATATCCAAAGTATCTGCTGTAGTTGTTATCGTTGCAGGCTTACGGTAATAATACACTATTAATTCAGTTGTAGTGTACTGTGTAACCCCTGCTAACACTCCATACATAGGACTAAGAATAATAGGTCCTGTACTGCCTATAGAGCCACTAACAACAACACCATAACTAGACACCATCGTAGCCAACTGAGCTGCAGTAGGCGCTGTTACAGTGGTTAAGAGGGGGTAAATTTTGAGTGTTTGAGGAGAGATTTTGTCATAGACAATTGCTTCTACCGTCCCTCCGGTGTCTGCCTCCCAAGTAGAACCGTAGATCTTGTCCATACGTTTATGGGAATACAACGGGAGAGGCGAGCCATCCTCATTGAGAATACGAGAAGGTCTATGTGTATCTGTAGGAAGAGAATACTCTGCTTTATTAGTCACCAAAGTTATTGTAGTCCTGGATCGTAATAAATGTGCTTTCTGTACTAAGGTTTTCTGCCCTTCATCCACTAACCTAAGCAACTCAGTGTCTGTCCATCGCTCAGAATCAGGATCAGAAAGAGTATCTCTGGCCCTTAATAATATGTCTGCTAATCTGGTCATAGCTCACCAAAAGCAGGGCCTACCTAAGTAGACCCTGCAAGAGAGGTTTAACCGATGTATGCACCATCGAGCCGATCCAGCTCTACATACTCGACGATCACTTCACACACCAAAGCGCCGTTCGCAGGTGCAGTTGTTCCCGGGACGATGGTTACTGCTCCGCCAGTGGCGAAGTAGCCCGGAGTGTTGGTGGTTTTCAGTCCAGTGGTCGCAACAGCTACGTTAGTTGCAATAGACGTTGTACCTACTTTAACAGTAATTTGAGCACCTGAAGTTCCTGATGCAGTCGTTACATTAGTCCACACACGAGTAACTGCTACCCGCTCAGGAAGGGTGGCCACTGTATCAGAGGCGAGGATCTCTGCTTCAGTCGGTGCAAATACACCAATAGAAGTTTCTCGCTTCTGATTGAAGGTGCCATTTCTACTTATATCAGCCATGATCTATCTCCTATCAAAGTTTAACGTCAAAAGCGATGACGCCGTGATCCATTCCGGCCCGTGCCGCTTTCGAGTAGTCGGTGTTCTCAGCCTTCAAGTTGGTCTTCTGGGTATTCATCCAGAACTCCACTGCCGACTCAGACTTGATCGCAAAGTCCCCAGATTCCTGGAACTTATAATCAGGCTGCTTGCCGAACGCCATCTGTATCGCCCCGTTACCCAAGATAAGGTTGCGGGAATACTGAGCATTAGCGTAGGCAGACTGTCCAGACCATGCAGAGTTAGTAGCATCGTACTGACGCAGGCCACTGATCTCGATCTCAGAGCCGTCTAGTCCAGTGGAAGTGGTCGTACCAAAGAATGCCTCGGCCTCAACCAGGACAAGCTGACCTATAGAGCCGATCAGACCCCGGAACACGCGGTTGTTGTTGCCCCTCAGGTCGGCAGTCTGTGCCATGGTCATAATGCCGCCTGCAGCCGTGTTGCCTTTGAGATTAGCCGCAGTGAATGGGTCAATGACCATCACCCAGATAGACCGACCATCCTCAAGACGGAACGGTTTGAGCGGTGCCCGCTGGGATGCAGGAGTGGATGAGCCAAATGCGCCGGTCATGTAGCCAGTACCGGTCCGCAGGATCTTCTCTACAGTGACCAGGTTGCTATATGACAGGGCAGCAGAACTAGCATCAATCTGGATAGAGTGTGTAGGCACTACCCCGTCCTTGAAGCCCTGTGCAGCGTCTGTGATGGCCTGATCTTTGAAGCGAATAAACAGGTCAGCGAGTTTAGCTCGGCTGTCCATGTGCTCCGCGATGGATAGATCACCAATGTTGACCGCATCAAATTTGTCACCATTATCTACCACCAGACGGTAACGCTCAACGTCGATGAGGGTAGAGAACTTGCGCTTCTGCTCACCATTACCAAAGGCTGGATTCTTGCCCTTGATGGCCTTGCCCGACAAATTGCCTGAATAGTCGAAGACAACAGTATGTCCCGTCGCTGCAGATTCATTATTCACCTGATATACAGGGCTGTCCATCGACAGGCCGGTATAAGGTGCCCAGAAGGATTTGGATGCGGCTTGAATAAGCCCTTCTCGCATCCATCGTTTGCGTACTAGATCGCTAGTCGCACTAACTACTGCTGTAGCCATGATAAAATCTCCGTTGTGACTTTAGGGGCTACATCGTAGCGACCTAAAAGACAGTATGAGCGTAGTCCGTCAGGTCCTGTGCGGCCTTGGCTGCATCAGAACTATTAGAACCACCACCTGCACTCCCCAAGCTGGGTTGTGCATCCAGTTGTGTGCTACTGCCAACCACCTTAGCGGAGGTGACGTAGCTGTGTGCCTCAACGAGGAAGTCTTCAAAGGTCAGTTGACCTTCCTCCAACTTCTTGACGATCCTTGGCGGGATGTCACCAGAGAGCATGTCATCAGTCAGTGGGCTGTCCTTATGGACGGCGTTGAACTGTGCCAAGACCTCTGTCCGTCTTGTCTGTTCTGTCTGTTGAGCCGCAGTGGTAGTGATTGTCTGGAGTTCCTCTTGTAGTGCCGTTGCTGCCGTGCTCTCCAGTTCATTGACCTTCTGCCTCCAAGCCTCCGGGTCCTCATACTTCAAAGCGTCCAGAGCCTCTTGTGTAGCAGTGTCCAACTGAACGGGTGCAGTAACGCGCTTCTCAAGCTCCTTACGGACCGCTTCCTCAGCCTTCAACTTCTGACGTGTCTTACTGAGAGCACTCTCAGTGTCCCGTCGTCTCTTCTCTGTCATTGCAGCGTAGTGTACCGAGTCATCGACTTTAATGTCAGTTGGCAATTGCCAAAGACCCTTGTCGTCCTGGGTAAGTTGACCTACAACGTTGTTGACTTGTTGCTCGAAGGTCTGACCTGCCTCTTGACCTTGAGCCGCAGCTTGATCTGGGTTGCTCATAGTTATCTCCACATTATGACAATCGAAGTGTATCATATAAGTTGTTCTTATGCAAATACGTGGTATAATAAGTTTATTATGATCTATAGTTTCTCAACAACGGTAGAGAGCCAACAGCAGGTAGTTCAGGAACTGAAGACCTATTGTAAGGACCATGGTCTGCTATTCAGTCAACTGGTGCTGCAGGCATTACAGAGAGAGTATGAAGAACGAGCCGACAGTAGCGGAGTTATTACAGACACAGGCCGTTGACGTGGTGCAGTCTGACGAACTGCCAGAGGGACAGGAGCTGGTAGATGTCAGACTAGACCCTCGCAGCGGAGCCTTGGCTGTGGCCCGTCCGGTTATTGTGAAGATGCGTGAGGGGGCGTTACGCAAGGAGGGTCGTGAGCTTCTTGCAGCGAGTCTTGAGATATCTGCCACGGAGCTAGCGTTGTGCATAGCTGACCAGGTAGCTGATGACGAGATCACTCCCAACGACCTCAACGTGTTGACAAATGCACTCTCTAACCTACAGCGGTCATTCGTTAATAACGAAGGTAGTGGCGGTGGTGCTGTGGTACAGATAACTAACCAGATTGCTCAGTTCCGTGACCGCCTTACCTCTTAAGGAGCTGTACTCTGAGGTGAAGGTAGACTGGGAGCTGTTGTCTCAGACACCTAAGGACGATGACGATCTGATGCAGCGGTTCCTACCGTCCAAGCTATGGCGATTGAACAACCTGTACACCATCATTGATAAAGGGGGTATGCGGATACCCTTCAAGATGAACTATGCCCAGCACAGAGTGTATGCAGCGAGCTTGATCCATTGGCGGTTGTGCATCCTCAAGAGCAGACAACAAGGCATCTCGACCTTCTGGTTGATTTCATTCCTCGATGACGCGCTGATGCTTGGCGACCTAAATATAGGGTTGATGGCGCAAGGGTTAGATGAGTCGGGGTTGTTGCTTAAACGAGTCAAGCTGGCATGGAACACCTTCCCTATTGAGCTGAAGGCAGCCTTCGAGTTGCAGCTTATGCGGGACAATACTGGGGAGTTGGCCTTCTCTGATGGCAGTACGCTGTTCATCCGCACGTCCTTCCGTTCTGCGACCCTTCAGCGCCTTCACATCTCGGAGTTCGGCAAGATCGCCAACGACAACCCGCAGCGGGCTATAGAGACAATGACAGGCACACTGCAAGCTATAGGGCGAGGCAACACTACGGTCATTGAGAGTACAGCTGAGGGGGACAATTCCTTCAAGCGTATCTGGGATCGGGCGGTCGAGGCCAAACTGCGGGGGAGGTATGGAGATAAAGACTTCCTACCCGTCTTCCTGTCCTGGGTAGATGACCCGGACTGTTGGAGTGATGTGCCGGAGGAGGCCAGTCTTAGCGAGCTGGAATACTTCGAGAACGTAGAGAAGCTGATCGGTAGGGAGTTATTGGATGGCCAACGTAACTTCTGGGTAGGACAGTACCGTGAGCTTGGAGACTTGACCTACCAAGAGTACCCTACTACGGCAGAGGAAGCCTTCAAGAAAGTCAACGATGGCAGTTATTATGGTGCTATGTTCAAGTCCTTGGTAGAACGCCAGAATCGGGTAGTGGACGGGTTGTACGATGAGAACCTTGAGACCTATGTGTGCATGGACCTTGGTATGGATGATACGTTCGTCCTGCTGTACTTCCAGAGGTGGCATGACGAGTGGCGAGTGGTTGACGAGTACAGCAACAACGGTGAGGGGTTGGCCTTCTATGTGTCCCGGATGGTGTCGAGCGGCTACAACATCGCCCATGTTTACGCACCCCATGACGTTAAGGTACGCGAACTAAGTACAGGCAAGACCCGCCTGTCACGTTTGCGTGAGCTTGGGGTGAATAACGTAATAGTGCTGAAGAGGACGGGTATATTGGACGGAATAGAGAGAGTACGGTCCATCCTGCCTAACTTATGGATAGACTCCCGTTGTACCTACACACTAGGCGGCTTTCACAATTATAGTAAGGACTGGGACGCTCACCGAGAGGTATGGCGAGATAAACCAGCTCACGACAAGTGGAGTCACATCATGGATGCTGTTCGAGGCATGGCGATGAGTGGAGCTAAGCATAAGAGTACTTTGGAGAAGAGGCGTGAAAGTGGGTGGGCCAGAATCTCCGATGGGATGGCGTTCTGAGCAGTTAATAAATTTAATAAGATAGAGTAGCACACGCTTTTCACACCCCCTTGTTGTAGCGTATACAAATTCCGCCGATTGGGTGCACCGGGGGGTCAGCAGCCTTAAAATAACTGTGCCAGTAGCAGTAGTGGATTAGATTAAGTCTAATGAGCAACATTATTGTATAATAATAGCTTGACATAATATGTCAGTATGCTAGACTCCGTTATAGT